GCTCGGTACGTCAAGGTGTGGTTAGATGATCTAGGACCCAACGAGGTAGCCACCGACCACTCCTTCAACTGGGAATCTTCTACTGCGTCTCTAGATTACAACTTGCCTGATGGTCAGGGATTTCCTGCAGCAGGCTCTGTCCCTGCGGGCGTTGTGAAAGTTGTTCCAAAACATGACACCATTACCCCACTTGTCAAAACATATCAGATAAAAATGGAGTGCTCTGGCATCACACCAGAAGATGCCCTCCTCACAGATTTTTCTTTTGACTTTGATGATGACAAGGTATCGGTTGTTGCCGATATAAACTCTGATATTGCTTCTTTAATACAGGCGAATCAAGACGAAAATCTTAACACCACTGGTGAGTTTAGCTTGGGATCTCTTACATTGACTTCGGCAGCATTTGACTCCGACACATTTGATCCCGCGCTGAGCCTTACTACAGAGTTCCCTTGGGAGGCAGGACTAGAGACAGCCACTGAATGGTTAAATAGTGGCTCTAATCCTTTCAGTGTTTCCGATCCGAGCGTAACGTTTGACTCAGTGTTTACTATGAGCCTTGTTGTCCCTGATGACGTAGGGACCAACTTTAGCGCGGCAAACGGACCTGCTGATTTTGTATTTAATATTTCTACTAAGCTGGGCCTGGGGACTCCAAACGTTTTTGGATACGTACCCAATGCGCCTGCAATGATAAGGCAGCACTGCGAGCTTCCAGGGTGCTTTAGGTATGACAGTAGCGGAGAAACCAATGTGCCAATAGATCAGGTTTGGACGGATTCTGATTTCGAAAATTACCGTTCTTACGCACAAAGTCAACAAATTGAAGCCGCAGACAATAATTACTCTAAACTTCCAAGGCTTGCCTACAACTTTGGATCCTCCAATCCTTGGCAGCCGTTTGTGCAGTACCCAGGGATAAATATAAATTTACCTCCCACCAACAACACCGTTGTTGAAGATTCCATCGCTGCTGTTCAAACAGGTAAGGTATGCCCTGCAATTCACGGGTGCACGATCCCTACTGCTTGCAACTACGACGCGACTGCAACATACAATGACGGCAGCTGTGTATTCCCAGAGCCTGAGTACGACTGTGATGGTAACTTTACTGGGAACACAGACGTCTACGGTTGCACCAACGCAAACGCGGACAACTTCAACGACGAAGCTAATATTGACGACGGAAGTTGCATTGTCCAGGGCTGCACGAATCCGCAGGCAGACAACTACAACCCCGTTGCCACCGACGATGATGGCACGTGCGTGATTAGCGGATGCACAGACATTAAAGCCACCAACTACAATCCTAACGCCACTGTCGACGATGGCAGCTGCGATTACGTTTGTGATGTATCTCTTCCTTGCGACCTTGACGTCAATGGCAGTGGGGTAGTTACGCAGGCCGAGTTTACTACTGCCTTTAATTTGGCTGTTGTAGATGCTGCTAGCGAGTTTTCCACCCTGAAAGAGAAGTACCCAGCTTTTCAAAATTGCGATAAAGGCGATATAACTAGGCTCTTTGATCTGAATGAAGATGGTGATATATCTACTGCCGACCTTCTGATCTTTCTTACACGAATAAACTTTCCTTTTGCATGCGAAGGAACTGACCTTACAGCGCGTAACCTATGCACGTTACTGGATGAAAACGGCAACGTAACTCTAGAGTCTGTTAGCTCAGCCTTTGGTGTGAGCGGGCCTGTTCAAATAGATGTTGAGGCAGGCGGTTTCACTCAAGGTGTAGACTTCGACGGTGACGGGGTAGTGACCTACACAGACTACCTCATAGCAACAGAGCTTGTGGGTATGAGTATTGACGATGCTTTGTTTGGAGGGTGTAACGTGGGGGGAGATGATGATGATGGAGGTGGCGGTAAGCCAGGATGCACCGACCCAACAGCTCTTAACTACGATCCGCTTGCCACAGCAGACGACGGTAGCTGCGTGTATAGGCCAAGGCCTGACTTTGACGGTGGGGATGATTCCAAGCCAGAAGAAGATAGTGATGTCGGGCCTGTCGGGCCTGTCGCTCCTGACGACCCAAGACCAGACGTGTCAGGTGATAATAGGGGATGCACAGACCCAAAGGCCAGAAATTTTGACCCCTTCGCCTTAGAAGACGACGGAAGCTGCTTATACTTTGAAGACGTAACTAATTACGGCTGCACGGACGAGTCAGCTAGCAACTACGATCCAACAGCTAGTGTGGATGACGGAAGTTGCATCTACCCGACTTCACCAAGCCCTAAACGTAACAAAAAAAGATACTGATGGCAACAACGACTTTGGCTTACTCAACCACGGGGGACTACTGGAAGACGCGATATAGCTTTGCTCCCAGTTGCTACGGGTATATAGACAACCGACTCATCTCGTGCAACATAAACGCGGGGTCGCAGGCTTGGCTTCACTCCTCTACCACTCAGAAATGTAATTTTTACGGGGGGAGTTTTCCATTGACCATTACTTTTGCTAGCAACGAGAACCCGTCAGCAAACAAGTTCTTTAAGAACATATCCGTGGAGGGTGATTACGACGACTGGAACTGTACGCTATCGACGTACTCTGACTCCAACGTGCAGGCTGAAAGACAACTTACGTTTATCTCTGGGGCTTCTTTTTCTAGAAGGGAGGGTACCTCGCACACTGACATACCTAGGTCCGCTCAGAACTCTACGAATAACATTAAGTATGTTGGTAGGAGGGCTGATGATCAGAGTCTAGTAGAGAATTATAACGTTCTCTTAGACAACATCATAGACCCATCGCCCGATCCAGGCACATCTGTAGTCGTCGCTTATGATAACGGAACGCTTATGTGTATTGTGGGTGAGGAGGTGGTTTCTTACTCTGGGCAATCAAATGCGGTGAAGATTGGGAGCGATTACTCGCCATTAAACGATGGGCCTCGCTTGTATATTTCAAACCCCCCCGACATTGCGCCGTTCGTTAACATGAATATCTTGAGAACAGATCCTATCTTTGAGTATATGTACGCCCTGACCCCAGCGGAGATAGATGGAGACTTTATGCGCGGAAAAGCTTGCACGATAACCATGGAGGCCCCTTCGGTTCCTAACGGTCTGGAGCTGTATGCAGTCAATGTGGATTTTGAGTATTCCGAGCTTGATAGTAGATTAGGGTAATTTTCGTAAATTCGCACAATACTAAGCAACCATGGGTTTTATAGCAGATAGATTAAGAGCAAAAAGAGCTAAGGAGTACTCCAAGGACGACAAACAAAGGGCCAAGAGGGAGAGAGCTGCAGCAGAAGGGAAGCAAAAAGAATTTTACGATGCTGAGAAAGCGGGTAAGTTTGACGCTCAAGTATCTCAAGCTCAAAGAGATCTAGCTCAAGCATCTAAGAAGCGCACAGACACCTCTGGCATAGCTGCTAGTCAGGCCATGCAGCTTAGCGCTTTATCTAGCGACCCCAGAGCCCTTGCTGCTGGAGTGGCTGGAGTTACTCAGCAGGCCAACGTAGCAAAAGAACAAGCAGCACAAAGCGACATGAAGACTGAGCTTGCCGCAGAGAGTAAGCTTGCTGGCCTTGAAGATGCCGCCCTCGCAGAGAACGTAGGGTTGGATGTAAAGCTAGCTGGCAGGAAGCTTGTGGGTGCTGAAACAGACGAGCTTATGGCTCAGCAAAACCTTAGGGCCGCACAAATGAGAGGTCGCGCTGCTGATGATGCGAAGTTTGAAGCCAACGTAGCGCTGGGTGAGTCCCTTGCCGACACAGGCCTTGGTCTCCTGGATGGGGGTTCCGCTGAAAAGGGAGCCAAGGTAAAGAAGACTCCTGGCTCATTTAGTCACAAATCAAACCCTATCGACATCGTAAGACAGGGGGCTAAGATCGGAGAGATGACAGGAGGTGAGTATATCATAAACCCAGCACAAGCTAAGAAGATTGATGATGCTCAACAGGCCATCTCCAAAAAGAAAAATATTACAGAGAGAGACCTCAAGCAGCTGTACAAAGCCGTAAGGAGCGTGTTCAACCAACCTCAATTTGACTAATGTCTATTCTTGATACCACAAGTCCCAGGTCTGTAGCAAGGGACCCTCAGTCACGCGGCTTAGGCGCTGGCGGCATGGGTAGAGGCATGGTTGGCCAACAGGCTGCCATGAACCCAATGATGAATCAGAGGCGCACCAACGATAACTTCGCAGAGACCCAAGCTGAGAAAGCGCTTGAGCTTCAAAGGCAGAACGTTAAGAGGCAGCAGAAGAATCAGCAGCTTGCTAACCTTTATGGCCTTAAGTATGACAACTGGGCTGAAGCCGATGTAGAAAGATTTGCAAAGCACAGGGATGTGTTTTCAGACAAGGTGCAAAACGGATATTATGACGAAGAGGCTGGCAATGGTGGGTACGCAAGGTTTCTAGAAGACCTAGAGGGGTTCGGTTCGACTTACGATAAGTACGCACAGGCTGGAGACAAAACTGTGATTGCTCAGAGAACAAACTTGCAGAACGCTATAGAGAACGGTATGGACGACAACAACTTCGTTCTTACGGATGACGTTAGCAGTCTTGCTGAAAAAGACAGGATCTTTGATATGGGTGGCGTAGACACTGATGGACAGGTATTTAATGAGGAGACCATGCAATGGGAAGGCTACTACGTAGACCTTGAGGGCGATAGGATTCCAGGGGAAGACGGAGAGTCGCAGTTTGGACCGATTCTAGACTCACCTACACGGGGAGACAGAGGGTTGTATGCACCGTCTCTAGAGGAGAGGGGAGGCATGGCACCATCAGACGTAGCCGCGCTGTACATAGATGCGTTATTCTCTAAGGTAAACCCAATCCAAGGTGCTGGGGGTGACCTTGAAGAAACGCTGACTATGATCGAGGATCAACTTATTTCTAAGATGGAGGGTGTTGATGACCTCGGTCCTGCAGACCCACACAGAAACGCATTAAAGACTGCTGAAGACGAGTTTGGAGACAATCAGCCCGTTGATGATGTTAACGCTCTTTCAGAGTACGCCAAAAAAGTTAAAGAGCAATTAAGACTAATGTATACCAATAAGACTGAGGCTGTTGACCCTTACAACCCAGCAAATAGATAAGCATGAACGAAGAGAACACACAAGTGGAAAATCAAGAAGAGCAGAGTTTTGTTGACGAGCTGTACACTTCACTTCAAGGAGAAGAAAGGGGCTGGGACAAAGATTTGTTTGCTGAAAGAGTCTCTGGTGACCAGGAGTACAACGACAAGATCTACGGTCTTCTTGGTGAGCAAGACTTTACGCAGGAAGATTTTCAATATGCTACAGGCATAAAAAAAAAAGAAGAGCCAGAGGATTCCTCAGGACAAAACTTAGAGTCTCTTTCCGATTTGAACGCGGAGCAGTTGGCATCCTTTTTTCCAGAGGGGACGCCAGAGTATATGTTGGATATATACGCGACTTCGTATGACTTCGAAGAAGATGACTTTGACGAGCAGGTCGTAGCGCAGTATCAAACGTCTTTGGATAAGATGCTGCGAGAGCAGAACCCATCTATCTACGACTCTTATCAAGGCATACCTGTAAGCGACCTTCAAGGAGCGCAAAAGACCGCCTACGAAACCGCGCTTGGCTCTTATGAAAGTGAAGCCACTAAAGACATACTGACTAGCGGTAGCAAGAAGCGTGAGCTACAGCTCATGGAGGAAGAGAGGTTCAAGGAGTCTATCGTAGCTGCTGAGGATATAAAAAACGAGACGGGATACAACGTTCGCTCAGCGGGCATGGACCTATCTAAAAGGGCTCAGGAAGAGCACAGGGCCTTCGTAGAGTCTACGATCTCTGGAGAAGATTACAAGAACTTCGTTAAGGCAGACCTGGATGCTGCTCAGCCGTACATGAGCTTCGACGCTCAGGGTAAGCCTCTGGCTGAAGACGATCCCAACAGGACGGTTTTTATCCCTGTAGACGCAGCCAAGAAGTTTAGCGCGTCAGGATCATTTAAGTATGCTGGGAAAGGAGATAGCCATAGAGCTGTAAGATACAGCGGAGACTACGACGCTGTAACTTCGCAATCTATGAACAACAACGGGATTCAAACATCCGTTGATGGCATAACCATGAAGGCTTCGGAGTGGAAGAAGATAGTTCAAAACTCCGCTTTAAAAAACGTCAACGAAAAGTTTCAGGGCGAGAGCCTTGCTGCAATGAAACAAGAAGTTCTTGACTCACTGGAGGAAGGCTTAGCCGATGATAATGAGGTGTTGGAAACGCTCGATGACTATTTCTTTAATCAATTTGGACTCAACCTGAATCTTGACGGTGACGGAAGGTACAATGAGGCTTGGTTGATTTCAGATATGGCTAGAGGTCTCTATCAAGGAGGGGTGGATCTGCTGTCAAACCCAGTAGAGTACCTAGTTGCAAGTGTCTCCGACGTTGTTACTGGAAACAACACTGAAGAGAAAGTTCGACGCATGAACGCTCTTGACGCAGAGGAGGTTAGAGGTAATATGACTGTTGTGCCTAAAGGCATTGGTGAGTCGTTTGGGGATGGGGATATATATAATGGGTTCAGACAATCCGCTGTAGGACTAGCAGAGACGCTACCTACTGTTGGCCTTGTGGTTGCTTCTTCAGCGCTTGGTGTGCCTATGGTTGGAACGGCAATGCTAGGTGTATCATCTGGTGTCAACGCCTGGAGTGACTCAAAGAATGAGGACGACACATTGATTGCGCTAGGCAAGTCCCCCATCTATGAAAACGAGATGCAGAGGCTTGGGGCATCTGTTCTAACGGGTGGAACTGAAGCTGGATTTGCGCTTGTAGGTAGCGCCATCTTCAGCAGAGCAGCACTTAGCGCGTCAAGCGCATACTCTGGTGCGTCAACCCTAGCCAAAGCACAGGGCCGAGCCATGACAAAAGAGATGGCCAAGGGCTTTCTTAAGCACTATGGACTATCAGCAGGAACAGAGGGATTGGAGGAGCTAGCTACAACCGCCGTTCAGATGGTTGGTAGTGCATACATTTCAGGAAGGTCTATAGATACCGATGAGCTTGTAAACGGGATGGTTGATTCATTCATCGTGGGTGCGTTGGCTGGTGGTGTGTTTGAATACTCTGGTAGTAAGTTTGGTCAGGCGAGAGCAGCCATGAACGCTCGCGGAGACATGTCCAACCTCCAAGCAGAATCAGAGGCACGCTCAATCGTTAGAGGCCTTGAGGCTCAGATTCAACAAGCAGAGCCAGGATCCAAAGAAAGAAAAGGATTAGAGGCACAGCTGACTGGCGTTCAGTCTAACCTGGCTAAAAGAAACGCATCTAGGCAGCCGTTCTACGACATGCTTGCTGTAAGACACCCCAGTGAACTTAACAATGTCTCTGAGCTTGACATTAAAATTGAGCACGCTTACAGACAGTTTGAGTCTTCTACAAACGCAGAGCAACAGGCAATACACAAAGCTACCTTTGATCAGCTAGTAATCGAGAGATCAGAGATAACAGGTAAGTTTTCACAAGAGTCTACAGAGTTAACACAAGAGGAGCAAGACGTAGCCACCAACATGCTGCGTTCATCGGTAGAGACATCACTTGTGTCAGAGGCTCAGATGGCTCAGAACGCTGTGGAGATACTAGAAGAAAGAATTGCCAATGGGCAGTCGGTTTCTCCTGTTTCTTTGAGGGAGGCTAGGGCGGCAGCAAATGACGCACAAGCAAAGAGCGAGAACGCCCAGACCGCAAAGAACAGACTAAAAGAGGCAGAACAGCTTCTCGCAGAGTCAGTTACAGACGAGTCTTTGGCTGAGGTAGAGCGAGCAACAGCAAGTCTAAACGATGCTCTCGGCATGGCACAGAACAGAAGCGGAGATGTAACGGCTGCTGCTGATATGATCAGAGATAGGGTGATGGACTCTAAGGCCAGAGGGACCGATTCCTGGGTTACGGATGCAGTATCCAACATGGATAACTCTTCGTTGTCTCAAACTCAGATTGATCAGATCTTCGAGTCAGACAACTTTGCTATGCTTACGGCAGAGAACCCATATGGAAAAGCTGAGCTGAGCGACAAAGAGAATGCAGAGAGAAACGAGAAGGCTAAGAAATACCTTGAAGAGCAGGGTCTTACGTTCCACGAAATCAAGGGCAAGTACAAGAATGGAGAGAATAGCTTCTTGGTTGAGGGCATGACAGTTGAGCAGTCCGCTGAGTTTGCTAAGATCTTTGAGCAAGAGAGCGTAGCTCACAAAAACGGCCTCGTAAAAGGTGACGGCAAGATCAACCTCTTTGAAGGGGGCGTAGAGAAGAACGACGCTGCTACTGACTTCTTTAGTGCCATCAAAGACGCCGAGGGTAACGTTGTTAAGTTCGGGATGACACCTGGCGCTACATACCAAGACTCAAAAGGAAAGACAATTACCAAAGACGAGTACACTGAGGGCAACAATGTCGTTGTAAGCGGCAAGGATTCAAAAGGCGTTGAGGGCAGATTCACTGACTTTAGTAGTGATCCTGACGCTGGAATGGAGATTCCTGACGATGCCCTTAGCGGACTCAATCAGAAGCAAAGAACGTTTTTGAGAAACGCAATGGAGTCTTTGAGAAAGATCCACCCAGGACTTACTCTCAGGATGCACGATAAGGCATCTATGGATGCATTTCAAAGTGACGCAGGAGGGTATTGGGATGGTCAGATGATGCACATATCTGTGGACAACATCTTGAGCAACATGGATTCAGAAGTTGAGTTTCTTGGAAAGGTGAAGACTTTTGAGGAGACTGTTTTGGAGGAGGTGATACACTCAGCTATAAGCCCTATGCTTGAAACCATGGGGCCAGCTGGAAGATCTCGACTTCTAAATGATCTTGAAGCTATCGTCAAGAAGGATGTTAGCCTTAGACAAAGAGCCGCCACCAAAGAAAGAAGCGAAAAGCAAAGACTTCTTGCTGACGGATACACTGAGGTTCAGGCTGAAGCTATTGCTGCTGACGAAAGGATTACTGAGCTCATCTCGGCTATCGCTTCAAACTCAGATGCTCTTAACATAGGAACAGTTCAAAAGTGGAGGTTGTGGTTGAATAAGCTTATGAAGCCAACCAACAAAGGATTTGTTATTTCATCTGACAGTTCAGCATTAAGCATCGCAAATGCATTCTCAAATGCTGTTGCTGATGGGTCTCACGTATCTGTACAAAGCAGAGTCGTAAAAGGCGACGCTGGTCGAGCATCTGCAAAGATGATGAGACCACAAGACCTTCCTATGGATGAGAAGTTTGAGGTGTCTTACTGGCGGGCTAGTTCGTACACGGGAATATCAAAGCTTCAGACAGCTACGTTTAATGGCAAGTGGCACTTTATCAACACTTGGAACCAACGAACCCTTGGGGGGTCCATGGCAGATAAGATGAGTGGTGTTGAGTTCGTTTCTGGGCCTAACAAAGGCACACGCATTGACGCTGATCAGATGGCTAACTGGAACCTCAAGAAGCCAATGACGAGGGGTGATAAAATGGCTGCAGATCAAAAGAAAAGAACAGGCCTCATAGTAGCGGGGAACACTCTGCTTGACAAGGTGCAGCAGCTCAGAAAGAAAGAGGAGGGTGCAGACTACGTTCCGTACATGACATCTAGTGAAGCCAAGATTTTGGAGGCTCTTGATATTGAAGTGGATGAAAACAACCCACGACAGTTTAGAACCCTTACCGAGGAGCAGCTTAGAGACGCGGAGTCGATTTTGTTTGGAGACGCTCAGGCTAAAGAAAGGGGAAGGGCGTCAAACAAATTAAATTCTAAAGGCGAAACAATCAGTGAGGAATTTAAGAGGAAGAGAGCTGAAGGGGTTAAAAGAAGTTCCAGATCTGCTATTGAGATTTTTATTGACGAAGAAAGAGAAAACATAAGAAGAGGGGAAGGAAGAGCGTCAAACAAGATAAGCGACGAGCTGCGCAATCGCCCAGGGGTTGTGGAGGATTCTGTTCGAAAAAAGGCTGAAGATTTTTCTAAAGCTTACGGACTCACAAAGGAGGAGTTTGAGCAGATGCTAAAGAGTTCAAAGGCTACGATGTATCATTTAGCGACGGCGGAAAGCGTAGCCGAAATAAATCAAGCCTATGCCGATGTTCATGGCAAGGAAATCAGATTCCAAGACCTATCTTCTGCTGAAAAGCTTAAGATGTTTCAAGAGGATGATGCCGTGAAAGAGACCATAGTCAGAGCGATGACAGACGACATTGAATACTCGCTTAAAATGATGGAGGATGAGGGCTATGAGAATCCAGAAAACTTTTTTAAGGAATACGAAGCGGCAAAGGGTGAGTTCTTAACTGAGCTTTCTGGATTGTTTTCAAATATTGCTGTGGAGCAGTTCTCCCCTGTATTTGACACCATCGTGGCCGCTACGTCACCAGGAATGGCGGCAAAGGGTAACATGATCATGGCGATGAATATCTTCCATAACGCATTAGTTTCTTACAAAAGAAACTACACGCCAGGCAAACCCTTTGACTTTATACCAAAGGACTTGATTAGTGAATTTAAGGAAAAGTCTGGTGGAAGGTATCGGGAAATGATTAGCGCTACAGGAAGAACAATACCAACAATAGGGACGACTCTTGAGTCAGTCAATAGTCTGTTCAATAGATACCTAAGCGAAGATGGTCAGTTTAACGCTGATGGCTTCATGAATGATATGAGTCAAAGAGGGGAAAAGAAAAGAGACCTTCCAGTTATGGCTGACGAGATGTCCACTAGGTCTATGGGTGCACCTAAAATTGGCTCTTTTGCTGTAACGATGTTTGGCGACGTAGGGTCAAATTTCTTGACGCAAGACATACACCTTATGGACCAACTTGGTGTGTTTACTGGAGAGATGGGCTTACCCCGTGGAGCCACTATTTCACTAAACAGGGCCAAGGTCGTGGAGCTTCTAAACAAGGTCAACCCTAAAGACAGAAAAGGCCTTAGAAACAAAACAATTTTTCAAGAGCTGCATGACTTAGCACAAGACGAGTCTGCTACTCCAACGCAACGGAATAGAGCCAAGGAGATGATAGTTAGGGTTCACTCACCTATGGAGGGCAGAAAAATGGATCCAGATTCAAAAAAACTTAGATACGAGGTGGTAAAAGCGCTTGTTGACGCTCACAACAGAAACCCCAAAAATAAGGACAACCAGTACGTTGTGGCTCAAGTTGGGCAAATGTATTATGCCTTTAATCAGGTTATGGCTTATAGGTTAAATGATGGCGGCAAGATGAAAAGAAAGCCATACACCCCTTGGCATCCCTTGATGAGGCAGGTTATGCAAGAGGGGTCTTACAAAAACCTTAGCAAAGCCCTCATGCCGATTGACTCGCCATATTCCGTTGCAATAGACATCACAGCTCAGCAAGTAGAGGCCACTGGCGGCAAGATCAGCAGACAGCAGGAGATGGAGATGGAGGGGCGAGCGTCTAGCAAATTAAGGCAGTTGGAGTTTGACTTCTTTAACGACAACGACCTCAAGGTGAATGCATTGGATTCAAAGTTGTACAGAGATAGAGCTCCAGAGGAGGCGCTTCAAATCAAAGGGGGCGGCTTGATTACCAACGAGATAACTAACCAAGCTCTAAGCACTGACGCAGCTTCACGAAGAGTCATGGGTAAAGGCAAGAGCCCTGCACCTGGAGACAAGGTTGGTATTAGGCTGAACCTCAATGTGTTAAAGAACACAGGGGTGCCAGTGCAGACGATACACGACAAGACAGCCACGGGTGAGGCGCTTCAATATGCTCCTGTTGTTCGTGTAAGCAACGTAAACCTCAACGTAAATCAAAACGCTAGAAACAAGATTGTAACCTTCCAGGAGAATAAGTTCCCAATGGCCAGTGTCGATGGAGAGCTGGTAAGCACCAACATGGATGAGATTTCATACGAAGGCGTCAAGGCTGTGTTCAATCCGTTCAAACACAACACGTTTGTAGATGTAGCGGGGAGACCGATTAAGTCAGCCGAAGGCGCTGTTGTGGTTGGTAGCAACGTTTACCTCACTGGTAAGATCGAATACCTCGATTACAGCGACCCTGTTGTTGAGGCGGGTAGAGGAGAGACCGAAGCTCAAAGAGCTAAGCGCGTCAAGCGAGGCCCGAAGTATGATGCTGCTGTAAGGAGGTTCAGGGCTTACTCAGAGGCTGCCCTTGGTGTAAAGTACAATAGTGTGGAGCAGGCTGAGGCAGCTTACAACGACATGGATGTAACCTCTCAGGTTGCTCTGGACAAGTCAGAGGTAGCAGCTAACGCAGAAGAAGCTATTAAGCAGGGTAGGGCATCAGCTAGAATCAGACAGACGGCTGGAAGGACCGCCACCTTGTACGACAATGTAAGGAATGAGATCCTGGGTAATCCAGAGAACTATATCTCGCAGCAAAACATCAAGGACTCAAGAGACAAACTGTCTTCTATGGCGACTGGGGATCTGATGGAGATCATGACAGACGAGGCTATAGGTAGGTTGTCCCAGAGGAATGACGACATGGGTGTGCTTGCAGGCATCGAGCTCATTAACAGAGCCGTTGCAGAAGGTAACGCAGAAGCCATCCCGTCTATCATCTCTGAGCTGTCTAAGATTGGAACCACGGCTGGACGCCTTTTAAGGCACTTTGCTGAGCTTAAGTCGTCAACTCCAGCTGGAATGGTCATGATGATCGAGAAAGCTGTTGAGAACGGCGGTAATACGCTCTCAGACACGCAGAAGCAAAAGCTAGTTGACTTGTCTGCAAAGATGATGGAAGCGAACGCCAAGGTAAGAAAGCTCATGGAGCAAGGCATCCGAGGTGAAGACGTCGATGCTGAGCTGGAGGCTGAAGTAAAGCGGCTCAAGGAGGTCGAGAAAAATTTAGAGACCTTTACAAACGCTGTAATTGAAAGAGGCTGGGGTTCTATTGGGTCTATGCTTATTCAGGGTAATCTTCTGACCCCTATGTCTCAGATCACAAACGTCGTAGCAAACCTTTACAACGCTGCGCTCATGCTTCCAAGAGATATCATAGCGCTACCAATAGAAAGGCTCGTAAATGTATTTGGGTACGATTCACCAATGAAAAGAAACTACTCTGTCAATGCATACATGTATGGGCTAAGAAAGTTTGGTGCGGGATTTGTTGAGTCGTTGGAAGCGGTTGTCACTGGCCAGGAGAAAGACGTAACTGAGTGGAGAATACACAGAGGGTTTGCACCTTTTAGATCTCTTATGTCAGCGTTTGGAAAGGGAGAGGAACTGCCTCTAGGTCCTGACGGCAAGGCTAGCATGAGTCAAAGATCTAAGCTTTTTATCCAGGGGACCCTGGGTATCCCAGCAGAGACTATGTTTAGGTTCTTGGGTGTTGGTGACACCCCGTTCAGAAGAGGAGTTGAAGGGATAGAAGTTTACCAAGAGGCGCTTGCCAGAGGGCTCAAGGGTGAGGAACTTTCAAGGTTTCTCAAGCACCCACCAATGAATGTAAGAGAGCGGGCTGAGTCAGAGGGAAGAAAGCTTACGTTCCAAGAGCAAGGTGTAGCTTCAGAGCTAGGAGAAGGGTTTGTAAACTTTGTTCAGAAGTCAGCAGGCAGGATATTTAACTTCCTTCCAGGTGTCAACGGCCAGGAGTTTGCTAAGTTCTTGGTTCGCAGCCAGATGCCTTATGTCAGAACTCCAGCTAACATTTTGTACGAGACGCTTACGTTTACTTCACCTGTGATTGCGATCCCAAGAATGATGTCTGATCTTAAAAGAGGAGACTCTAGGTCAGCAGCACAAAACATGGGGAAGCTCATCATGGGCCAGAGTGTGGCTTACGCAGCTGAGATATTCATCAGAGAGGGTATCATATCTGGTGCTCTTGAGATTGGTGATGACGAAGAAAGAAACATGGCTTACGATCAGTTTCCTCCAAACTCTGTAAACATATCAGCGCTGAAGAGATTTATGTCTGGTGGTACAGCTTCAAAGCAAGCAGACGACTACTTCATGAGCTATCAAAAGCTCGGTATATTCGGTGCTATCATAGGAGCTAGGGTAAAAGCTACCAGTGCCTCAGACCCAGGACTAGGCGAGGATCCGTTTATTGCGAATAGAATGGTTCGGGATGCATTTGGTGTTACCGCTTTCAGCACCATGGCACACATGATGGACCAAAGCTTTTTGCAAGGGGTAAGCAGCTTTACTGAGTTGCTGTCCGCTGGAGATGCTGACGACTTCGAGAGAAAGTTTGAAAGATGGGCTTCATCCACTTTCTCGGCTGTATCTTCAACCGTTCTGCCAAACACGCTATCTGCCCTGTACAAGCAGGATAGAGAGTACCTTCCAGACACAAGGGTATCTAAGGACAAACCGCTGGAAGAGAGGATCATGCAGAGGTTCAGATACACGCTGCTGGACAGAACGTTTAATCTTGGTGACGCCCCAATCAGAGTGAACTGGAAGGGCGAGCCTATCAGACAGAAGCCTACAGGCGCTATCCCTGGGGGGTACTACCTGTTCGATGTGTTCAAAGCAAGACAGGGTGAAGCCGATGAAGTTTCTAACGAGGTGTGGAGGCTGTATGAGCAGACAGAAGAGCTCACAAAGGCCTGCGGTACACCGTACTTTGCTACCACTAGAAAGATGGCACCACCTAAGATTAAAACCAAGAAAGAAAAAGCTGCTCTTGCTGCAATCGGAAGAGACTACACGTTCCTAAACGACGCAGACTTCATGAGTGGCAAGGTAAGGTTCTCCATCGAAGACATCAACGAGCTTGCACGTATTGCCAACTCAGCTAGATACGAGGCGCTCCTCGACCTTACCCGATCAGAAGGTTATGCTGGAATGGATGACTCGGATAAGCTTGAGGCCATGAATAAGATTGGTGATTCATTCAACGGACTTAAAGAGTTTGGTGAAGACAGGATGTTTAAAGAACACACTATCAAGGTGTTAGATATAATGCAAAAAATATATGATAATGAGCGACAAGAAGAAAATTAAAAACACAGGCCTAGGTAAATGGCTGAAGTCTAAGGCACCAAACGTTTTGAGCGTGGTTGGGGATTTGCTCCCAGATCAAGGAGCGTTGGGCATGGTAAAGAATCTGATTGACAAAGATCCAGACGTAGACACCAATGAAGGTATAGCTGCAGTTGATGCAGAAATAAAGTTCCAAGAGAATGTTACGGAGCGATGGAAAGCTGACATGGGTAGCGACGTCAAGCTGGCCAAGATGATACGACCAGTGACATTGATAGCGCTGATGTCTATGTTTATGATCACGATGATGATCGACAGCATGGACAACGTAGCATTTAACGTAAAAGATTCCTACGTATCTTTGCTTGAGATCCTAATGCTTACTGCATTTGGCGCATACTTCGCTGGAAGAACTATTGAAAAAGCCAAACGATGAAAATTAACAAGTCATACAAAAAGGGTGGGTCAGTAAAAGATGCTTGCTACCACAAAGTCAAGGCTGGAGAAAAGGTATTCCCAAGCGCATATGCTAGCGGCAGGATCGCCAAGTGTAGGAAGATGGGAGCAGCCAACTACGGTAAGGGAAAGAAGTAATGGCTGTACGCAAGACAGCAAAGGGCATGGCGCTAAAGCGCTGGTTCAAGGAGAAGTGGACGACCCCCAGAGGCAAGAAGGGGTACAGCGGCAGCGATCGCACCTTCCGCCCTACTGTTCGCGTATCAAAAGACACACCGTCTACATGGAGTGAGCTGTCTCCTTCTGAAAAGGCTAGAGCTGCAAAGGAAAAGAAGCAGAAGGGCAGGGTGTCTCGCTACAAAAAGAAAAAGAAGGCTATGGAAGGTATGAAAGTCATGAAGAAGGGTGGTAGAACCCAGACGATGCCCAAGATGAAGATGGGGGTTCACAAGAGCAGAAAGGGTGGACTCACAGCAGCTGGTGTGGCTGCATACAGAAGAGCCAACCCAGGGAGCAAGCTTAAGACAGCCGTGACCACCAAGCCATCAAAGCTCAAGGCTGGCAGTAAGGCGGCCAAAAGACGCAAATCTTTCTGCGCTCGCATGAGTGGCATGAAGGGGCCAATGAAAAAGCCAAACGGCAAACCAACACGCAAGGCTCTGGCACTTAGGAAGTGGAACTGCTAGGTCGTCTGGGTGGGGCTTGAACCCACATGTAACCAATTACCCTTTCTACAAGGTATAAGCTTGAGGGGATACCAGACGTGAAGAGAGCCCCCGAAGGGGCTCCCAGTTACTTCACTTCGCCAATGTAATACAGTTGGCTAATCCAACAATGACTTATCGAACGGGACATGCTCCTGTATCGCAATCCTGAATGTCAACCTCAGCCATGCTGATTTGATTGATGTTCGTGATTGGGGTCACCTTGCTAGACATCTCTTCGTACTGCTCCTTGGTAATCTCTTCCATCGGAGCCTGATCGAAACCATGCTCGTTGTGGAGCAAAAAGGAAACCGACTTCACGTCAAAGTAGTTTTCGTCCAACCACTTCCTGATATCGTCAAGCTCCTCCTTTCGGTAGTAGATAGTCACAGACACAGAGTTGTCTGACCACTCCTGCTGAAGGCGCCTGATTACATTCAGTTGGTCTATAGCTGTCATGTCATCTGCGAACATCGTGTTCTCAGGGAATGAACATGGGAAGCTAACCACAACTGTTGAGTGATCCTCAGTCCCATCAAAGTTCCTCACATACTCTATGTGAAACCCATTGTCCCTGCACACGCTGACCAGCTCACTATCTGCAGCCATTCTAATTCGTCGAATGTAGTACTGGCTGTATCCTGGATGTGCACCTGGTGTAACGCCAGCAAGTAGAGACAGCGTTCCACTGGGCTTGACAGTTGTAAGTTTAATAGATGTGGGAAATCCGCATAGTCTTGAATATTCTTTATCATAAGCTCTAAGGTATGAATAGCAGTCAGATAGCCAGCTTCTTTGTTCGTCAGAGGCTTGAAGGTATCCAGTCACCCCAATTCCCATCCGCATGTTCTTGTGCACAATTTCTTCTGTCTCTTTGACAGAGCACTTGATAGCAAGGCTGTGCTTGTTGATTCTGTAAAGAAGCTTAGCTACATTCTTAAGCTCAAGCTCTGACTCTATGTTTGGAAGATAGATTTCAGCCAAGCAGCAGGTCTCAAAAGGCGCAAGGCTCTGCTCAGCACATGGATTGTAGCCCATGACGTCTGGGTCTGGGTACTTGATGTCCCCTGTTCTGCCCATGCGTCTTGATGAGGTGAGGTTAATGAGTCCGTATGGCTCTCCGTTCCCCTTGTATCCCTCCCAAAACTCTTCTGGGAGCAGACTAACATCATCGCAGGCCACTGAGTTGTTTGACATCGCTCTCCAGTTCGGGATTCCTCCAAGGTCCCAACGCTTTGCTCGTAGGTATTCGATGTCATCGTGATCTCCTATTGCAATTTGTGCTGATCTGCGGACGTTTCCAGCCACTACGATCTTTGCGATTATGTTCATAACGTCAAGACAGTCGATAGGCTTTAGCCTTTGACCGCTTCGCTCATTGAGGATGCGGTTTATCTCTTGCATCCCCCAGATAAGATCATTTGGTCCAGAGGCTGTACCTCCAAACCCCTTGATCGGAGACCCAGCAGGTCGGATAAGTGAGGTGTCGTATGTAAACCCATCTCCTGTCACAAAGCTAGCCTCCATGACTCGCTTGAGCAGGTCTGTCCACCCCTCACGTGAGTCAGGTACGATGAAGTCAGCTCCGTTGTCAACGACATGCTGAACCTTAACCTTCTTCTTAACCTTGGGTAGCTGGTAGACATGCTCCCTTTGGATGTTGTACCCAACACCAGAGCCCAGCATAAGCATCTCAAACGCCCACGTAAACGGTCTGATAGGATCGTCAACCACAGTAAAGGCACAGTTCTGAAGAGACGGAAGCCCTAGCTTGTCAACAGTCTTGGTCCCTAGCTGCCATAGAAACCTCCCAGCAACGGTTCCCTTCAGGTTCATCATCATATCCTTGATGTCCTTCTGGTCATGCTCGTTGAAGTCGCACTTGAGCTGTTTGTTGCAGGCCTCAACTACTCGGTCAATGGTGTCTTCCCACTCCTCCGTTCCGCTCTTTAGCGGCCTCGAATACGTTCTTTTATAGGTGGCGTATCCCACCTCCCCCCAGGGGATTTTTTGTGTTTCTGTCATGTTAAAAGTTATTTAGAAAGGGCAGTAAAGATACTCAATAATTGGTATCGTAATCCCATACTCGGTAAGAAACCAAAGACTTGATATCGTGCAACTTAAGTATCGTTATCACATCCTTCCTGTCTTTGCGCGTGTACTTTTTCAGGTAGGCGTGCTTCTTATCTGTCACTACCTCATCCCTTACGTGCTTCTCACAAAAGAGCGCTAGCTCCTGCCGATCCACAATGGAGAAGCCACCCTCTTCTGGCATATCGAATGCAATGATTGTTGCACCACCATACATCCATCCTGGCTCTCCTGCTACGTTCTTAAATTCACACCAGATTTCGTCTGGCAGATTGTTTCCCTTTACGTCTACACCCCACCGACCACCGTCTGGCTTCATAGCCAGCCAGTAGTCAATGTGTGAGTGTCTATCCTCAGTGTGAGAGGACTTTGTTACCGATAACCCCTTGTGCCTAGCGGACCTCACGAACCTCACCTCTGCCACCCTGCCTGTTGATCCTGAATAAGCCCTCCTCTTACTGCTTATCGGCATCTTCTAGTCTTTCGTCCAAAGCAGTCATTGCTAAGTCTGCCTCACTCTCGACTATTGCCTTGAGGTTTGTCAATACAATGTTTAAGTGGTCCCTTGACTCAAGCGGATCCCCGTCATTGCTATGCATGGACTCATAAGCCTCTGTAACTGCATCATGCATCCGAATTGTTGCCATCGAATACATCGTCGCCAGTTGATCTAGTTTCATTTTGTTTTGATTTTATTATTTCGTCAATAGCTTGGTCAACTTGCTGCTTATTTCTTGCGAGATAAACATCATACCCCAAGTCATTGTCTACAATGTGTTTTAAAAAAAGCTTCCAACGCATCGGAAAGTCATGGTGTGAGGGTAGGTATCCTTTTGTTTCAATGATCCACTTCTGGTCCTTGCCCACAAAGTCAGGTGTATATCGTATCGGCTGTTGCTTCGATCCACTCCTGTCCGCCATGTCCTTCCTTTTGGCAGTCATCTTAAAATACTTGTGGGGGAATACAAATGAGTCCATGAGGTAAAAGGTATCTTCCTCATAGGTAAAACTCACCCTTCGTTCTCGTAACTGGTCAGAGCAATACTTTTCAATGCCACTCTTGAACTTCCCCAGCGATTTTTTAGATGACTTGCGTCTTCTAGTTTGTTTCTTTCTCACTATGTCAAGTTACACAGTATTTTTTAGAAAGTCAATGTTAATGTTATCCTTGAATAACCTCTTGGGTTCTGGCTGTAAATCAATAGGTTGAAACATTTTGTTTACACCCACTGCATTCGTAAAGCCAGTGTGACCACTGTTCATTATGATGCGATATGGCGAATCAAGAGGCGTTGGCCGCCCACCAGTCTCCACCTCACGAACCTTGCGGACGTGTACCTCACTCATAGCCCTGATTGCAGGGTCTTGGGACTGAACCTTCCTATGAATAGTCAAGAAGCAGTCGGCTCTGTTGACAAACTTGCCACCACCTTCAGTGTCCTCTGCATAAGGAGCGATAGGTAGACCATCGTCACCCTTGCGTCGTTGTGCTTCAGTGACAGCATGCATGTTCAACCACACAGCAACATTGTTTGTTTTGCTGAAGGTTAGTAGCTCGCTAGCTGCCTCGTAGTGGTACTCATGAGAGTTGACACCAGAGTTCTTCAAGTCAAGCCTCAAGCTGTTGTACGGGTCAATGAAGACCGCATCAATCTGCTGTTGGCGCATGACCTTCTCCATGAATACCATCAAGTCAGAGTAGCTGTACACCTGATTGTTGCTGATGATCGTGAAGTGATCCTGTACCCACTTGTATGCGTTCTTGCGTTCCAAGTAGTTCATGCTTGAGATCTTCTTGTCCGTTGCAAACTGCATGAGGTTCATCTTGACGGATGCGGTTGTATTCTCGCTAGAGTATATCACCCACTTCCAGTTGTGACGAACCGCAGCGTTCACAATCATGTACAGGGCCGTGGTGGTCTTACCCACATTGCTGTGCCCGTTGATAATCAAGAACTCCTTCTTGTACCTGAAGTACTCATCGAACTGAGGGTCACCTGTTTCCAACCCAAGCTGAATCTTACCATTGGCATAGTCATCAATCCACCTGAAGTCCTCATCGTCAGATGAAACAAAAGACATGTCACCATCATTGATGAGCATCTCACGTTGCACCTTCTTCTCTTCGTTGATGAGGTCCCTGATAGGGACTACCCTGCCCATTTCGATTCCGTCTCGGATGGTCTTCATGGCCTGAGCCTCAGAGTCTATGTCCCGCTTTACTATCTCACGAAACAGGACTCTGACAACCTCCTCGTCCTCCATGCGACCAGCAGCTATGTACCCACCACAAAGCTTAGCCGCTCTGATTAGTGCAGAGTGCTTCTCTCCATCATCAGCCAAGCGGATCATCCGTGCCGCTAGGTTAAGCTTCATGTAGTCCGTATACTCACCTCGCTCGTTTACAGGCACCTGCTGCTGTGCGAGCTCAGAGGTAAACGCACCAAACGGTTTGCTCTGGTCCTTGATAATGATGTCAGGGTCATACGACTCGAAACAAGCCCGAGATTCGTTTATCCCAGACTCATCGACCTGAATCCCATACTGCTTATCAAAGTACGTTACAAGGGCTCGGAAGTGGTCTCTGTGCCTTTCTGGGTTCGTGATCTTAACCAACGCCTTAATGCCGTCCCCACTCGGTGAAGTCCAACAGGCATATATGTGATCGTCCGTACCAAGATGCTGCTTCGTCGCCGCAACATCAACGTGATCGAAATCCAGAATAATGTATCCAGAGTGCTCAAACAGCGCCTCGTCAGAGCGCGAAGAAAACTCCCCACTGAAGCATACGACAGGGAGCTTGAGCTTAGACTCTTTGTCCCCGTTTCTGACATCAGATATACTGGACTTCGAAGTCCCCTCCTGTATACGTCTGAGAGCTGTCTTCAGCGTTACGTGGTGTGGATCCTTTTTCTCGTATACGTTTTTGAATATCGTGACTTTCATTTTCCTTTGCTATCATTAGGAGGATTAAGTAGCCCGTAAGGTCGAGCAGGGTGTCCTCAGTGTGGTCAATGGTACCTGAGGTTTGTATGCGCTTAAGCTTGTCATCAATGCGGGCCTTAATGCTAGACACTGAGTTGGCTTTTGAAAACACATTTAGGGGTTCTAGTGCAGCGTCCCCATACTTTTCGTTCTTAGACAGAAGAAGCTCTTCAAGCTGCTTGCATCTACTTTTTATTTTGCTTTTTGTGTTCATCTATGGATAGATTTGAGTTGCTTAGCTTTTGTTTCTCTGTGATTTCCCTGATGATAATCTGCCTTGACGCCTTGCTTGTCTTACCGTAACACTCTGCTTCGAGTCGGTGCATTGTTTTTGTGTCGTAGGCCATGATATCAGCGGGGTTGTCAAACACAGAGACTATCCACGTTGCACGCTCAGATACAACCTTCTTTTTCTTGAAGGCGATCCGAGCGTACATGTGGTAGATAGGCGTTCCCTTAGAATGGGAGCGCATCAGCTGTTTTCTCTTCAGAGGCTTCAGCCTTGGCGTTACGACGCTCCTTCGCAGCTTCGCTGTTTGGGTCGAACACACGGCAGCAAGGCTTTCCGTTCTTAGACATGAACAGGGTGAGGTAGACGTTGCCGCCCTGCCCCTCTGCGTTACGAGTAGTTGCGTACTTCTCGATCATTTCTTTCAGCTCGTGGTCCTTGAATCGAACGCTCCAGCTTGAAAGTTGCTCCTCGTACATGCGAGGCTCTTCGGTGTACCCAACGAGTACGGAATCATACTTAGTATCACTCATGATAACAAAAAATTTAGGAAATTAGAAAAAACAATAATTGCTACTATGTAAATGACCACCATTACAGCTCCAGTAGCCAAGAGCTTGGTGGTTTGGTTAAACAATAAACTCTGCGTAATCCTTGTCAGTAGGTCTGTCATCTTCAAGCCACTTTGTTATGTTTTCAACAGCTTCGTGAAACTTCATCTCACCCTTGAATAGCGTCTCTTCTGAGCACTTCACGAGGGCTGGGTAGTAGGGGAAAGTTTTCTCCTGAACAACCCAGTAGTAGTTTTTGATTCCAAATACCTTGGTGTAGATGTACGCCTGGATGTCATAGTTCCAGCTGTTTACATCGTACCTGAATTTGCTTACGCTTCTTGCGCTCTTGCTGTCGGTAATGAAGTCCTTGCCAAGGCAATCAAGGAACCCCCTGACAGGGATGCCGTTGATGTCCTCATTGAACTCCACCTGATACTTACCCTTGAGGTATGTTCCAAGCAGCCCACAAGCTACAAGCCTGTCAATCATGTCGTTGGCCATAGACCAATCGTCACCAGAGCATACGGTGAGCCCTCCTTTTTGAGCGTCTTCATACATCTCAGACTTTACAGCCTTGTAGTCAGACGTCAGGTGGGGGCTTTTCGAGCTCATGGTCTTCTCGTTGCACTGGGCTAGGATCTGATCGTGCCCAATGATTGCATATGTGTCCATGGCCTTGTCGCGCTCAAAGAGGAGCATGTCGTACAAGGTTCCAAACTTCAAGGCATCAGACTCTTTCTTAAGTTGCCCCCTCATGTACATCTCCCAGAGCTTCATGTCTCCAAGTGCATACTTGATGGAGGAGTAAGACAGGTGTCCTTTACCTACTCTTTCTGTTAGTTTATCTCTCATTTTTTAGTTTGTTCCAGTGTTTTGTGTTTTTCTGCACGTGCTCCCACCAAGAGTTATGGGCATGGCTGAAGTACTTTCTTATTGCGCCTCGCGCATCCTCATTACTACCAAGTTTCTGCCTGTAGTATTTGTAGAGGATGTCACGCTCGTTCTCAAGGCGCTTGGCTTTGAGCTCGTGATACAGACGCCTTCGCTCCGAAGTCACTTGCCCTTGACGTAGTTGTGGACTGTTGATTTAGGTACACCCACTTGAGTTGCAATCTCTCGATACGAGAGGCCACGAGACCGAAGCACCTTAATAGCGTGCTTCTTGTTTGGGTGTTTGCGCCAGCCGTATGGTCGCCCAACCTTGTTTTTCTTTTTGCTTTTTTTGCGTGGCAAAAATGCCTCAAGAGATAGAATGGTCGGACACCACATACCTATGTACAGGGCAACCATCTTGTTGCCTGTAAACCATATGGTCAGTGAGATGAGCATGGAGACCATCGTGGTAATGAATAGCACTTTCTTCATCGCACAAACTTTTGGAGTCCTGCAACCTGCTTCTCTGTGAGCTGTTCAGCGTACTTGGCGATGATGCTATCAAATGCCTTGCGCTTGTTGGTGGCTGACTTGATGTAACCCACGGCCTTATCCATGATGTTCTCTAGCGGGGCGTCGATTGCTTCCGCAAGCTTCTGTACAACAGGATTGTCCACGAGCTCTTGCTGTTTCGCAATGGCATCGTTGACTTCATTGGCAGAGGCGATACTGCTGTCAATTCCGATTCCGAGCATGGCCAAGGCACGACCGATTGCTGAGGTTTCGCAGTTCTCGACATAGCTTGTCTTGTTGATGTTAGACGATCCGCGCTCCTCGTGAGCATGACCTGTTGAGATGACCCTCTTGTCGGTGTCAGCGACGATGCACTTGCAGACACACATGTCAGAGTCCATAGCGGTGAACTCTGTTGAGATGGTCCAGTTCTTGTACTGGTCCTCCTGTCGGAAGAACTTGATGCGTTCGTTGACTTCAACGTACTTTTTGCCACGGATGTTCGTGGTCTTGAATTTGTAATTAGACATGAATTAAATTAAATTAGTTTTGCAAAGATAAGTCATCGGTTGTCACAATCCAACCTTTTTGTTGTTTATTTTCGATTTTTTCTCGTCTATCCTTTAGGATAGAGATTTGCCTGTCGATGAATCGGATGCGAAGTTCATGGGACCGAATCCACCCTTCTGTCGCACACTTGATGCCTAGCGCACCGAGCATAGCCCACATGTGCTGGAACTCAAGGTCCGCATCGAGCCTAGCTCTGGCATGCTTGAAGTGGTGCAGGATTGTAGTCCTGTCCCTGCTGAACCACTCTGCCAACGCTCTTGTGCGTTGATGCGGCTCGAACCTGTGCATACGCTTCTCCACAAAAATGCACATCAGTTGCATAGCCGTGCAGTAGTCCTTCTTGTTCTCCGATGTTCGGAGGTTAAAGTCGTCAATCTCTTTGCATTTGGACACAATGTGATTGACTTCTTGCTCTAGTTCAGCGAGGTCAGCTTTTGCCCTCTCTGTCAGTTTGTACACCATCGTTGTTTAAATTTATTTTGTATTTCTTGATTGCCCGCTCCATCTTTCGACGTCGTGAGCGCTTGCTTTGTGTGTTCTCTTTGTCGGATATGGATTCCAAGAACTTCTGAAAGTTTTCTAGGTCCCCTGTCATGTTAGTTTTGCATTTTTAATCTCATTTTAGCTTCCCAGTCCCTGACCATGCAGTCAAGCATCATCTTGTCGTGGGAGGATGCGGTCTCTTCAAATCGCCTCATGCGGGCCTCGATCTTTTCCCACTGCTCATCCATGTATTCGTCAGTCATTGTCTTCGTGGTATAAGCTGTCAAGGATGTCAAGGACTCGTTGCAACTCCCACTTTGCGTCCGCTACTTTGTCGCGGAGGTCTTCGATGATTTCTTTCTTAGTCATTGTTCGTTGTCTTCTATTGCTTGGATAATCATTTCAGTCACCGCCTCCTCGATGGAGTCGATGATGTCTTCCGTGATGTGGAAGGGTATGCCGTGTGACTTGCACAGCCTGAGGAGTAGGCTGTAGGCACTTTCATCGTGGTAGATGGCGTTGAAGCAGTCAGATACTTCAAGCTTGATGGTTTGTTCAGTTGCTATCGTCATTGTGGTTGATTAGTGTGAGTTGAATTTCGGATTCGTGATTGTTGTGTAGCGGGTCGAGGTACACTGCATCGACATAGAAGTCGTAGCAGTCCTCGTATGCTGTCGTGTCATGCACCATGATGACAACGGGGTCGTCGTCTTTGCAGTCAGACAGGCTGTCAATTAGTTCTTTTTTAGTCATTGTCTTTGGGTTTGGGGATACGGAAAGCGTGCATCACATAGTCGTCGATGTCGATGAAGGCATGACTGCGGTAGTACACAGAGGATATGAAGTCCGTCAGTTGTTCGAGTCCGTGAACCGATTGGTCGTTGTCCATGACATCGGATGAGACACGAGCCACCAAGGACATACACAGGGGTTGGTAGTCCCATGCAGGGCAGGTATCCTGTTGGTCCCATGTGAGCCACATGTGCTCGGTAGATGATGCATTCTTGTAGCGTTCGCAGTCAATCTCGATGACTCGGAACACCTCGACAGTGCAGTCGTCGAAATTGTCTGCCACCCAATCGTCGTGGTCCATGTCTGATGGGACACAAGCCTTGTAGTCCTCGTAGTCACGGGTCAGGGTGATGTCAAGCGAGTCAACGTCAGGTTGCTCGATGCTTACACACATCTCATCGCCTTGGTAGGTCTCGATGATTTGCTTGAGGTGTTTCTTTGCGAGCTTCTTGTCGGAGAAGAACTCGCAAGTGGTGTCGGAGTAGCCTTCGAAGAGGCCAGCGACAGCGTAAATAACTGCGTATTGTTTCATAGTGTATTGAATTGATGTTTGATTCGATTACAAATTTAAGTGATGATTTATGAGATTCCAAATGATTTAACAATTTTAACATTTGATAGAAGGGAGGTTGGGATTCGAACACAACTGCCATCGAGAACCCGTTAGGGCACCCCTGCCCTATGAGAGTAAACCAGCTCTCAAACTCGATGTACGCACCGACTGCGCTCCCTTGAAAAAAGTGGGGGGAAGGTGTGACGTTTCACACGCTCATCCGATCGAATTGCATCCCGAAAGGCGTCCCCCCGTGGTCAAACATCAATCAACCAATGATGCCGTTGTGAAGAGCTTTGTCGGTGACTTCACCCGATCGAGTGACCCAGCCGTCTTCAATCAACGCAGTCGCGGTTCGACCATAGTGTCCTTGCAGTGACCACACTGACCCATCGGAGATGAGAGCAGAGAATAGTTGTAGTGTACCAAAGGTGTCAAGTTCCCCGCACTCGTAGTCGAGGATTTGTGATAGTGTATTGTTCATTGTTCTTTTGTTTGTGGTTCCACAATCTTGACCGTCCACCCATCAGGGCATAGGTCCATGGTCGCTCGGTCGAGAGCGTGGTCAAGGCTCCAAGCCTTAAACGTCATCTCCCTCCAATCGTCGCGGTCACGTCCACGATAGTACGTCATCGTGTAGTCGTCAGTCGGAACCGACTTCGGTACTTCTCCGTTCTCGAACCAAGTTGCCTTGGGGTAGCGTTCCCATATATTCATGTGTATTTGTTTTCGATTCGTTGTTTGGTTTCTTCGCAACAGGCCACCCATGCCTCCATGTTGATGAAGGGAGTCTTGCCTTCCTCCCGCATCTTGGCGTCGTGTTCGAGGATTTCATCCTTGATGTCGATGTAGTGGTCAAGTCCCTTCTGCAAGCAGTCGAGCACCACCATCTGTACCATCGCCCCGTGCTTGGAGCCGTGGTCCATGATGTGTGCAAGGAACTCCGTGTTGGTCATATCTTTAATATCATTCATGTCAAATCAAATTGTGTATTCTTGAAGGCCTCTTGTAGGCGAGCCTTGTTGCCGTTGTCTGCCGCATACCATGCGTCAATGAGCCTGTACTCAAACCCACCGCAGTGGGTCTGACGCTCTTCCAGTCGTTCGTGTTGTGTCATTGTTTGTTCCGTGATTCTGACCAGTATTCGATTTCTTCTTTGTGGATTCGGAAGCTTACAGCCTCTTGCAGGTCATCGCTCCACACGTTGTCCAACCATACGCCGTGGTCGTTAGGAGCACCCTGTACGGGGGAGGCAGAGAAGCCTTTGTTTTGCAGTTCTTTGACTGCACGTTCGCATTGTTCTTGTGTCATGATTCGTTGTCGTTTTCTCGTGATACGGGGACAAGCTCGTGCCACACCATCCATGTGGCTTGGCAGTCCTTGCATTCATAGTCGTGGATTGTGCTGACGTTTCCGTTGGCTGTGTAGCCCACCTCTTGTGAGCCGAGGAAGATGCCCTCTCCGCCACACTTGTGGCATGTATCGTGATTTTTCATAGGTCAATGATTACGCCCTTCAACTCAAGGACTTCGGTTATAAATTCAGGTAGTTCGTAGCATCCATCGTACCCAACAAGGCGGACACTGCCGTCCTCGTCATGTGCGGTTTCGAGCACACCTTCTGCATAGAAGCGTTCGCCTCCTGACTCAAGGTCGTAGGTTTCGTACCACCCACCATACTGGTGGTCGGGGTCAATCGTGACGGATGAGTCCATGACTACGTTGGTAGCTCGGTCTTTGTCCACGTCATAGGCCGTGGTCATTGCCACGTGTGGTAGCGTGGTCTTGAAGTGTTGTGTAAATTTCATTGGTTCTGAAGTTTGAAGATGAGGTTGTTGTCTGCGTCGTGAGCATAGTCGTCGAGCAGGTTCACGATGTCTTGCACCGCGTCAGGAGTGACGTCAGGGGTGCTGGCAATCAGAGTTGCGAAGCCCTTGACATCCTTAGGGACAAGGTTGGCCGCTCGGTTGAGCGTGGTCAGGTTCGCACCGAAGTGGAAGCCGTTGAGGTAGAGGACTGCACGTCCTACGGGTTGTGAAAAGAAATTGTCGTTTACCATGGTGTATGGGTTTGGGGGTTGATGTTTGATTCGACTACAAAGTTAAGGCAAGAGATTCCTAATTGCAAGTTTTTTAACACTTTTAACATTTCAGGGTTCCTCCTCATCCTCTTCGAGGACAAGGCACCCATCGACCGCATCCAAGCAGCCGTCACGTTCGAACGCCACGTAGTAGCACGACCCGTATGAGAAGGCCATGTTCTTGACCTCGCACCCTGTGGGTACGCTTGCAAGAGCTTTGAGCAGGACCAAAGTCATCATGCCTCCATGGGTTCGGGTGCTCCCATTGCAAGCATCTGGACATAGCGCACTGCGTCCTCCACGTTGTACCCATCAGCCACAAGGTCCGAGAACTCTGGGATGGATGCGACATCAAAGGGGACCGACTCTTGATTGGGTTGAGCCTTCGGCTTGCGCTTGGGCTTGTCAGCAGGGAGGTACGTCTCACTCACGTTGTCACGTGCTTGGGCTTCCTCCAGCTTCTGAGCCTTCGACTTGCGCTTGACACGCTTGGCCTTCGGCTTGGCCTTGGTTTCCTCCATCTCGTTCACTTGGGTGATGAGGGCTTGCAGGAGCTTGACGGCTTCCGCCTTACGCTCGGCAGTGGGACGATAGAGGGCTTGGTTGAACGCCTTCTTGGCGTCACGGATGTTGGTAGGTTGTGTCATGTTACACAGGTTTGATGTTTGATGCGGCCCGACTATCGAACCGACGACCACAAAGATGGGGGCAACAGAATCCAAATTCCAAACTTTGAAGGGACTTATTCCATGCGTGATTTTACCGAAGGTAAAACAGGCGCGAAGAATACGCATACGCGAGGGACGCCTGCCTCGATGCGATGTGTGTGTGACCCCTGGGCAGTGTGTGCATACATGATGTGATACATGAGGTGAGGGAGTGTCCCGTACAGAGCTACAACTGGTTGCGATTGATTGACTCCAGCGGTACTTTACTCAACAGCCACAACGTAGTGATTGTCAGTCACTTGGCAAAAAGCTGAAAGTTACACGCAAACGCGGGAAATGCACGTATTTACGCCCAAACGGATGCGTTTCGGGTACGCGTACGTGACGCCGTATAGTATATATAGTCCCCAATCTGCGTATTTCTGATCAAAATTTTAACCCCAGCGTTTTTTCGGGTGTTCTCTTCTCTAAACCTAAACCCTTGACCAGCAATGCGTTAAACAATGTTGATTAAACGTTAACTTTAGTCTTGACTTTTAAAGAAAAAGGTTATACCTTCGCTATCTAAAGCAAAGCGTGTTAGCATGCTGAGTCTTTGTTTGGTGTTTGATGAAGATAACACGTCAGATACAAGGTTAAATCAAAGGATAGCTGTGTAATGTCAGAAAAAAAGATACGGGTTCGTAAAAAGCGCACCAAAGCGGTAAAATACAACCCCATTAAGAATAAGAAGGGTAATCTCCTGCCCGAGGCAGAGGTAGTAACGTATACAGGCAGCCCCAGGGTGCAGGCTATGAAGAAGCGTCAGGACAAAAGGCGCAGTAGGCGCAGTAACTTGAGTCAAAAGATCAAATCGGTCCTTAAGCGCAGGGAGTCGAAAGGCAAGGGGTGATTACGCAGAGTAGTCTACCCTTGTGGTTAAATTTTATCTGAGTATATTTGCTCCAAAGTAAAAACTATGCCTATACCACTACTAGCTGCTGCAGCAAAGGCCGCAGCCCCGATGTTAAAGAAAGCAGCTGCCAAAGCTGTCAAGAGAAAAGCAGTTAGTACCGCACAGAAGGCGGTAAGCAAGAAGGAGGAGGAGGAGAATCAAGCTAAGAAGGGTCTGAAGGTCAAGAAGTACAACAACGGAGGAAAGGGTGATCCTAAGAAGAAAGGAAAAACTGCAAAACAGATTATTGCTGAGTCAAAGTCTATCATGGAGAGGAGTGGTGTCAGCGATGCCGAGTACGAGAGACACAAGAATAGAATTGCTAAAGTGACTGAGACAGAGAAACAAACAAAGATAAAAAACGACCAGCGCAACAACCCAGTCAAGAAGGGTGGTCAAAAGAAAGCTTTTACTTCTAAGTCATTGGCAGCAAAAGCTGAGCTTGAGGCTAAAATCAAGAAGGCTAAGGGCACACCCGCTGCCAAGGCTCTAGTAGAGAAGTACAGATCTATGTTCAAAGCCATGAAAGGTGCTAAGGTCAAGAAGTATGCAGCTGGTGGCGGGCCGATGGATCCCACGCTGGACCCTACTGAAAAGTCAAATGCCCCATCCCTTAGCGGTGACCCGTTTTCCAAGCCAATCGCAAAATCATCTAGCGCAAAAGAAGTAACCGAATCTGCTGATGAGGCAAAAGTTCCTGCAGGTGAAGGAAAAAGTGAAGGAAAAGGGAAGAAGGCAGCTAAGATCATTGGTAAGCAGAGAGCCAACTACGATAAGAGAAGAGCTACTGGTGAGGGTAAAGCAGCACGGAGCTCCATGATGTCCTACAAGAAGGGCGGGAAGGCCAAGAAGTTCCCAGATCTCACAGGAGACGGGAAAGTAACCATGGCTGACATACTCAAGGGTAGAGGTGTGGTTGCTAAGAACGGAGCAAAGGTTAAGAAGAAGAAAAAGTACGTGGCTAAGGGCGCCGACAAAGCTGATGTGAGAGGTGATAGAAAGGCAGCTCGCATCAACAAAAGACTTAAAAGAAAAGCATGAAGAACGTTATGAAGTTTAACGCCAAGAAAGGCGATAAGGTAAAGATGCTGGAGAAAGGCGGAAAAGGACCTGGTGATCCAAAGAAAAAGATCAAGTCTATGCTTGAGGGCGGAGCTTCTGACAAAGAGATCAACGCGTACCTAAAGAAAAGCGGTGTCTCTAAGACTCACGATGTGAGCTGGGATAACGTTCAGATGACAGTAAACATGAAGCCAAAAAAAGGCAATTTCGGAGAGCCCGATAAGCCAGGACAACGAAGCGACAACTTCAAAAAAGGCGGTAAAACAAAAAACAAATGAGAACTTTTAGATATCAAAACGGAGGTAGACAACAAGGAACCCCTGCCCCACCAGCTTTTATTCAAAACGATCCAAACTTTAAGAACGTAAGGTTTGTAGGTAAAAACCCTGGTCATGAAGGAAGGGGTCGCATGGCCCCAGACTTTAGGTACGACGCTGAGGGCGTAAAGTTCTATGGTTTTCACGACGATGGTCTTGAGTTTGTAGATAAAGATGGAAACGCATTTATTGCCGAGAGAAGAAGCGACGATGGCCAGGACATGTTTAAGTACCTCCAAAACAACTACGGAGCGCAATACTCTAACGAATACGGTATGGCTACGGAAGGGAGCACTGATACCAAAGGATTTCCAGCAGCAAATACAAGCGATCTTATGTTCAACCTTTCAATGGAGAACTCAAGAGATGCTCAAGGAAATGTAGTATCAGGACCATCTGAACAGCAGAGAGATGCTAGGTTCAAACAGAATCAGCAGCACGTCTTTAAGAATGGTGGCATTATGAGTCAGCCTAGAAAAAGAGGGCTCAGAGACATGTTCAGAAGATAATGAACAGCATGAAATTCAACAGACCTAAAGGGGTCATGGGAATGATGAGTGGCGGTCGTGCGTATCAGCAAGGCGGTAAGCAACCAGAACCGACTTATGCTGGTCAGTTCTTTTCGCCTATTGCTTCAGATGCGGACTTCAGAGATTACGTTCTGTACCTCCCTGACTACAGCGGAAATGTGCTGGAGATGACTGATATGGATTTCAAACAACTAGAGGACGCGGGTGCAGAAAGAATCTATCTACCGACAGGGGGAAGAGGGCAGATTGCAGATAAAAGGATGCCTCTTGTTGATGTAGGGGGTAGGCAAATGCTTCGTGATGACGATTTCAAAACAGCTAAGATTGGAGACAAGACCGTTCTTGTTCCAGGACAGATCTTTCAACAAGGGGGAAGAGTTCAAGGCGATCCAATCAGAGGCAAGGTTGTTGCCGATGAAGGGGAAGTGATGAAAGACCCTAGCGGAAGGGACTATGTGAACATGGAGATCAACGGAGAGCTTGTCAAGGTGTACTCCGATGACTACGGCTGGGGTGAAGTTGAGGGGGCTGCCATGAGAGACGAGCAGGGCATGGGTAAGTTTATGTCTATCTCCACTGATGTTGATTACCCTGTTGTGTTCAACGAAGAGTCTGGCGAGTATCAGCTCGATGCTGGCACCTATGATCAAGAGATGACTAGCAGATCAGAGCCACAGCAAGGAGAAAGAAACCCACCTGTTGGGAACCTACTCAAGCAGATGGAGCAGATGGGCCAGCAACGCTTTGAAAAAAGCGATGGTTCTAGCGTAAGCTACCCAGGAAGAGAGTATGGTGACTTTAACCCTCCAGTGCAAAGAGCAGTCAACAGAGGGATGAGACCTATTAAAAGAAACTAATGGCTACATTAACAGTAAGCATATCAGAAGACATCACCCTGAATGGTAGGTCTCGTGGTTCTGAGCTAACGCAAAGCATCGCATCTATCTCAGAGGTGTATCACAGAATCATCAACGTATCGCAGAACGTAGAGCACACCCTGCTTGAGCTAACCACCAATGCGGCCCATACCACAGGGTCCAAGGTTCTAGCTTCAGGGATGCAATACCTGCGCATCACAAACCTTGATGGGTCCAACGATGTGGTGGTAGAAGTAACCGACTCGTCATCAGAAGAGTACGCGGTCCTTCTTGCACCTGGAGAGAGCTACATACTGAACAACTCTAAGATGGATGCCAATGCAACGGGAGACTCCAGCATAGGGGCAGAGGGTGATATGACCGATATAGATAAGATCGCTGCTACAGGAAGTGGTGGTGCATGCGATGTTGAGGTTTTTGCGGCTATAACGTGATAAGTAGGCTTGAACAAGCACTACTTTAACACCAAGAAAAAGAGAAAGGACCCCGCCAAGGAGTCAGAACTAATACGCCTCAACAATGAAGCTATCAAAAAATCTGTCACTCGCAGAAGTGACAAAAAGCAACACGGCAAAGCGCCTTAACATAGACAACACACCAGATGAGTGGGTACAAGAAAATCTCAAAGCGATTGCAGAGCATATCTTCCAGCCTTTGCGCGAGCATTTCGGAAAGCCTATATATGTGTCGAGCGGCTATCGTTCGGCTGATCTCAATGTTGCGATCGGCGGCTCAAAGCGCAGTCAGCATGTGGAAGGAAGAGCACTCGATCTTGACGGCGATGTATACGGAAGGGTTTCAAACGCTGAGATCTTCCAGTACATTCGTGAGAATCTGGAGTTTGATCAAATCATTTGGGAGTTTGGTGATGATGACAATCCTGATTGGGTTCACGTGTCTTACGTTTATGATGGCGTTAATCGTGGTCGGTGCCTCAAAGCTTGTCGTGATGATAAGGGAAAGACGTACTACGAAGTAATGTTTGGGAAGGCTCTCTAATCAGTCTACCCCTTCTAAGTTTCTGTACACTCTTTGAACCATGTTCCTTGCTTTCTGAGTTAGTGCATACCTAACCCTGTAGTTGAATTTTGTTTCATCTCTGAACAAGTGGTCCTCGTAGGTCTCTGAAGGCGTAAGCTTATCGAAGTGCTTGTATATGTACCCTTCATTCATGAGCGGGTATACAAGCCGATCTCCTATCTTACCTCTGCTGTACCCATATTCCTCTGCCGCATGATCAAGGGTCCAAAACTCTAGATCATATGCCCACAACATAAACATGAGCTCTTTCTCAAAGATATTGTGTTGTTCGCGTGTGGACGCAAGCACCCTTTTTAGGTCCTTGAGGTAGTTGTTTTTGATGTATCTTTGGTTGAGACGAGAAAACTCTCTGAACAGCTTGTTCTTAGAAACTTTACTTTTTGGCATAATGAATTACAATAAGCTCAAAGATATGGAGAAAGAAGGCTTTTTATTCGATGTGCAGCGATTGGCCATAGAACTTGACCAGCTCATCGACGACTATGATCTCAGAGGAGAGGTCATTTCAGTAATGATGACTGGGATTCTTGAGGACGTCGAGGGCGACAAGCCCAGGCTCAAGGCTATATACAGCTACGACATAAGCAACAGGGATGAACTTGAAGAGATCTTGGATTTTATCCGACAAAGCTACAAGGGTCCAGACGATGATGTTGACTTGGATGACCTGTTTGAAGGAAGTGGCATATCTTTGAACTAATGAAAAACGGAGATAAAGGTCTTGGCGACACCATAGCCAGAATCACAAAGGCCACTAGAATAAAGGATGCTGTTGAAGCCATAACATCGGATTGTGGGTGCAAGCGCAGACAAAACAAATTAAATCAACTTTTCCCTTATGGAAGGAATAATAAGAAAGATAGTGGTGGGTCGTGATCCTAAGGACGCGATGGCTTACTATGTTGGAATGAAGGCTGGGAGTGGCAGGGTTAGCGCCATCGTCCAAGACGATAAGCACCTGCATCGCTATGGTAAAAATAGATATCTAATTTACATTGAGTCTGACAACTCTCAAACACTTTGGAAAGCTGTCGATGATATGCCATGTATAACCGAACTAGACTGTAATTTCTAATGACTAAAGGAAGAGAGGGTAATAAATACCCAGACGGAAAGCGAATACCAAAAGCTTTACCAAAAGCCTATGCGCTTGGAAACAACTTGAAAAACTGCTCTAACTGTTTGTTTTATCAACAGAAGTACTGCACTTTTTGGGGGGCTAATGTGAGAGGCGCGTATCTTTGCGCTAAATGGAAATCGAAACAAGGTGGGGAAAACCCTGGAGGGTCTGCTGCAATGCGGGCACCCCAGACGTCTACATCGTCATCAGGTTCTTCAGGTTCTTCAGGATACTAAAATGAAAACACTTGACTTATTTGTTGTTGAGCTAGAGAAAGCTATCAACGACACTATCACCACGGAAAGTGGTTTGGAACTGTACATAGATTCTAAGAACTTTGAGAACAGTCAGTTTGAGCACAGAGTAACTGAAGGGCCTGTTGTCTCCGCCCCACTAAGGCATGACACAGGGGTGGAAGCGGGAGACACTCTTTACTTTCATCATCTCGTTGTGATGAATGAAGGACAGGTCCTTACGGGTCACGACAATCATTACCTAGTAAGGTATGATCCAGAGCACACCATTAACAATCAAGCTATTGCTTACAAGAATAAGGATGGTGATGTAAAGCCCTTGGCTGGATGGTCATTGCTTGAGCCGATTGAGCAGGAAGAACTAAAAACAAAATCTGATGTGGTCGAAATTATCGAACTTGAAAAGAAGCTACCAACAAAGGGTCGTGTCGCTTTTACGGCTCCTTGGATTGAAGATCTAGGCGTTGCTGTTGGGGATGTCGTGGGGTTCAAAGAGAATCGAGACTACAGGATAACCATTGACGGGCAGGAATATTACAGGACCCGATCAGAAGACTTCTTGTATGTCGAAGGCTAAGTTCACAACAGCTAACGCTGCAGAAAGGCTAATGGCCTCTATGGAGATCGCAATCAACAACATGATTGATGAAATCAAAAAGCCCGTAGATCCAGAGATAAACGGAAGCGCTAGAAAAGCAGAGCTGCAGTCGATAAAGCAAACAGCGACCGACTGTAAAGAGCTAATCGTTGAGAGACAGCGACTAGATCAAATGATCAAAGACTTAAAGACAAATGGAGGAATTGAAGAAGCAAAAGACTACAGCGGAGGTTTCGCTGAAAGATTCTCTAAATGACTGGAAGACAGTAGTTTGGCAATACAATAAAACTGATTACAGATTCTGGGAAGACTCTTGGAATGAAGAAAAGCAATAGACATGTTTAATTTAAGATTCATTTATTTCATACTCATCACCTTATGGTTTGTGCAGCTAGATGAGATGTTTGGGCAAGAGTGCCAGATTATGCACACCAAGTCTCAGGTTATGGGGCTTCAAAAGAAATTCGACTTAACCCTTGAAGATGTAGAGGTTCAGACCCTACCCATTGTGTTTCATGTTGTACATACTGGAGCGGGTGAACCCAACAATATTTCTGATGAGCAGATACTGTCTCAGGTGGATGTGCTGAACGAAGAGTTCTCTGACAGCAAGATTCAGTTCTGCATGGCTGTGCGTGATCCTGATGGAAATCCCACAAATGGTATCACTCGATACGACGCTAGCTGGAACGAGGACTACGTGACTGGAGGCATAGGCAACACCCCTTCGAATATTGATCCAGTAGGATGGGAGCAGACAGAACTCAAGTCAGCTGCAGGTTGTTGGAATCCTAACGAGTACATCAACTACTATGTGGTATCAGAGATCAACGACAATAACGGGAACAACGGGGTACAAGGTTTCGCATACTTAGGCCCAACAGGTGATTGCAGGGACGGGGTGGTTGTACTATACAACGCTACAGGTACGGTTGGAGTACAGAAACCAGGAAGGACGTTGGGGTTTACAGGGGTTCACGAAGTGGGGCACCACCTTTCTTTGTGGCATACGTTCTCCAACACATCCTCATGCACTTCAGAAAGTAACTGTGAGTCTCAAGGGGATCAAGTATGTGACACTCCAACCACCCTCTCTAACTCAACAGCTCAATGTGACGGTGGTGTATGTCCAGGCGCTTTGGTAAACAACTTTATGGATTATACCTCTGAGACCTGTAAGGACGCATTTACTGTGGGGCAGGCTGAGCGTATGCACGAGATGCTTCAGGGCAGCAGACAGGGCCTTGTAGACAACCTAGCTTGTGTGCCTGTCGTAGACTTCGATGTGACTGCTGGGGCTGCTTACTATCAACAAGAGTGGTGCACTCCATATCAAGACATTTGGGTTGACGTAATCAATCAAGGCACGCAGACCATTCCGCTTGTAGATGTAGAGATGTTTTGCAACGGGCCGCAGGAAGTGATTTCTTTGTATGATCTACAACCTGGATCTACTCAGGTATTCTTTGAGGCGGTATACGTAGAGGGTGCAGAGGAGTTTACCGTTCAAACAATCTCCAGCCTTGATCAGTTTGCAGACAACGACGCATCTTGGTGGGCTTTAGACATAATAGAAGGCGACCTTATGGAAGTATGGGTGACTCCCGATGTTTTTGGCAACGAGACGTCTTGGGAGCTGAGAGACAGCGATGATGAGGTTTTGCTGTCTGATGGAGGATACGGAACGAGCAGCAATGAAACCTTCTACTACTCCGCCTGTATCTTTGATGACTGCTATGTATTTGAGATAGAAGATACTGCAGGAGATGGCTTCTGTACGGTTGATTTTGACAATGATGGGGTTTGTGATATTGGAGGCGATGGAGTCCTTGCTACCGTGGGGCTTGATACTCTAGTAAACACAGGCTTCGGCCTTCAGTTCTCTGTCATTGAGTTTGAGTTCTGTAACTCACTGTCTCAGTGCAATATGGACTACAATGGTGACGGATACATAGGCAATACCGACGTCCTTGAGTTGCTTGTAGATATGGGATGCCTTGGTGCATGCTATACCGATCCAAACGATGACAATGTTGTAAATATCCAAGACCTGCTGCTGATGTTGGCAAGTACTGGCCCATGCCCTAAGGAATGAAAAAACTTATCTTCTTCCTCATACCTCTGCTCAGCTACGGGCAGTGTGACATAGAGATCTTAGGGTTCGATCCTATATCTACTGACATCATGATGGTTGTTAACGGAGGTGCATGCTGCACTGAGTCTGACAGCATTGGAGAGTTTATCCTAGCCCTTGGCTTCAACCCTCCTCAAGACGAGAGTCCTTGGCCTTGCTTTCAAGGTGACTGGATGCTGTTGCTCTACCCTCTAGACTTTCCTGGTTTTGAGATGGGGCAGGGCCCCGACAACATCTTCCAGGCTGGAGACACCATAGCCTTTAATATTGTCGAAGACACGCCTTTGGCTGGAAGCGGCACACTACAATGCTGGGTGCAAGCTCTTCAGGAAGGTATATTCATGGAAGACTGCATGGTCATCACGGTCTGGCAGATCAACGACAGTGAGACGTTAGACGGTAGCAGCGCAGGCATTGCAGGTTGCGACTACCCAGACGAGAACATACCGAACAGTTGGTTGGAGTTTTCTATGGAGGCCGACTGTGGACCTCCTCCGCCTCCCGTGCCTAACGAACCACAGCCTTGGGAGCCTGTAGAAACAACGGACACAACAGACACATATGGACCTCCACCACCTGAGCCACCCAACGTAGACGACTGCAAGGACCCGTGCATATACGTATCCAACGTATTTACCCCTAACGGTGACTACGTGAACGATACGTGGAGGCCTGTTACAAAGCCTGATTGTTGGTGGAAGTGGGAGTGTAGGGTTTACAACCGATGGGGTGCTGTAGTGTGGGAGAGCTATGACCCCCGTGACAAGTGGTTGGGAGATGGAGGCCTTGCCTATGTGCCCGACGGTGTTTACCTATGGACGATCAGGGGGACCACCTATAGATCAACTAAGGTTGTCAGCATGCAAGGACATGTAACATTGTTTAGATAGTCCTTACCTTTGCCCCTGTAGCTCAGTTGGATAGAGCAACGCACTTCTAATGCGTAGGTCATAGGTTCGAATCCTATCAGGGGTACTAAATTAAATTTAAAACAATGCAAGATTTCCTAGACTTTATGCAGGAGGTTGCTGGATTTTACAACTCCTTTGGCACAGACAATAAGATTTATGATTACGACGGTGACGGAATAGTTACCGTTCTTGATTGGCTTGAGTTCTTGTCTAATCAACCCTGGATTTGAATATACTGTTAGAAATAGAGAATCATGATGAGCCTGTTGTCTCAATTTGCCCCAAGGGTACAAAAGGTGAAGTTGTTGAACTCGGTGGGCTATTCATTGCACTTCCCGCTCAGCCTCCCGAAAAAGAAATTAAAGGATATGGAAGTCCAAACGACATGCAGTTGTGGAAGAGAGTTTCTATGCCAGAGGAGCTGTCTAGGATTAAGTCTATGGATGAGTGGGGGGAGATGCCAAGGGAGTTTCGACAAAGGTTTCGTCCGTATATCGAAGAAGAGTTTCGCCGTAGGCGTGAGGGCTTTTGGTTTTTCAATAATGGTGTCCCTACATATATTACGGGTAGGCACTACATGATGCTCCAGTGGAGCAGGATGGATGTAGGAAATCCTTACTATCTTGCGTTCCAACGTGAAATTTTTATCCACATGGCTGCGTGCGAAGCTGATCCCCGTTGTATCGGTCAGCTATATACTAAGTGTCGCCGCTCTGGGTATACTAATATCTGTAGCTCTGTTCTTGTTGATGAAGCTACACAAGTTAAAGACAAGCTTCTCGGCATACAATCGAAAACTGGTAAAGACGCTCAGGAGAATATTTTTATGAAGAAAGTCGTCTACATGTTTAGACACTACCCCTTCTTCTTTAAGCCCATTCAAGACGGAACAACAAACCCTCGTATGGAGCTGGCTTTCAGAGAGCCCAGCAAGAGAATTACCAAGAAAAACAAAACAGCTCAAAAGGGAGAGGCCCTTAACACTGTAATCAACTGGAAAAACACAACGAACAATGCATACGATGGGGAGAAGCTCCACATCATGTATTTAGATGAGGCAGGAAAATGGGAAAAACCTACAGACATAAGAGACGCTTGGAGGATACAGAGGACGTGTTTGATCGTAGGGCGAAAAATAGTCGGAAAGGCTCTGGTAGGAAGCACGGTAAATCCTATGGACAAAGGTGGTCAAGAATACAAGGATCTATGGAAGGATTCAGATCCAAGGATGAGGAACGAGAATGGGAGGACTAGATCTGGATTGTATAGGCTTTTCATGCCTTCATACGTGTCTATGGAGGGTTTCTTCGATATATTCGGAGATCCAATCATTGAAGATCCTGTTTCGCCTGTGGACGGTCTTGATGGCGAGCTGGTCAATATCGGAGCTAAGACGTATCTTAAAAACGAAAGACGAGCACTAAAGGACGACCCTTCTGAACTTAACGAGGTTACAAGGCAATTCCCTTTTACAGAGGATGAAGCATTCCGCGATAGCATCGAGGGTAGCTTGTTTAACATAGGTAAGATATACGAGCAGATAGAGCACAACGAGGAGCTGTTCCCAAACCCTGTTGTAAAGGGTAACTTCATATGGGTTCAGAAGGACAAAGAGGTGACGTTCTCTCCAGACCCCAACGGAAGATTTAACGTGGCTTGGATGCCCCCGCCAGAGCAAAGAAACGTTATGGTTCTAGATAGGGGCAAGCGGGTGCCTCCTCACAACTGGGGGTGCGGTGGCGTTGACTCGTATGACATCGACGCAACAGTGGACGGCAGGGGATCTAAGGGGGCTCTGCACATGTACAATAAGTTTCATATGGATCATCCGTCGAACATGTTTGTCGTTGAGTATGCATCCAGGCCCGACCTAGCTAAGATATTTTATGAAGACGTTCTAATGTGTGCGTTCTACTACGGATACCCAGTCTTAATTGAAAACAATAAGTACGGTATCGCAAGATACTTTGAATCAAGAGGTTACGACGGTTACTTAATGGATAGGCCTGAGCACTTGACAACCACAGGGGCAAAGTTTAAGACAAAGACAAAGGGCATACCTTCTAACTCTCAAGAAGTAATACAGGCTCATGCTCAAGCCATAGAGACATACATACACGACCATGTAGGAGTGAACTATGACTCAGGAGCTATGGGGAGGATGTACTTCAATAAAACCCTGGAGGATTGGATTGGATTTAAAATAGATAAGAGAACAAAGTTTGACCTTACAATAAGCGCTGGAATGGCTCTTCTTGCTGCTCAAAAAACAAAGCCTAAAAAGAAGTCTGACTTCAAAAGCAAGAAGTTTTATCGCAGATACGACGTAATCGGTTAATCACTATATTTGCACGAATGTACAGCAACGCAGAGCAAAAGTTAAAAGGGGGCTTCCCCGACCCTCTTGCCTCCACGGAGGTAAAGGAAAGCAAGGAGTACGGACTAAAGTACGCCAAAGCTATTGAGAGACAGTGGGGTAAGATGCAAGAAAGCAACTCTCTGCACGGCGAAAGAAACAGAGTTTTTGACAGGTGTAGAAGCTACGCAAACGGAACTCAGGACACAAACATATACAAAAGACTTCTCAACTCCATGGACCCAAATGCTGGGGAAGGTAGCTTGATGAACGTTGATTTTACTCCAGTCCCTATCCTACCTAAGTTCGTTAGGATTGTGGTAAACAAAATCCTTTCTAGGAACCCATACCCAAACCTTGAGGCTATTGACCCTCTGTCTTCTTCAGAAAAGAACAGAGAGAAGAATAAGATCAAGATGCAGGTTCAGGCTAGAGAGAAACTAGCAGAGCTAAAAAAGAAGACGGGGGTTGTGCTAGACCAGGACCCAGAAAAATTGCCAGAGACCCTTGAGGAGGCTGAGATCCTGATGGACACCAACATCAAAACTGATGCTGAGATATCTGCTCAGATAGCAACCAACATGACGCTATCTTGGAACAACTTCAATGACAACATCTTTAGAAGGTGTGTCAATGACCTTGCTACTCTAGGTATGGCTGTTGTCCAGAGATTCAACGACCCAAACTACGGGATTGCTACATCTTATGTAGACCCCAATAAGTTTATTCATAGCAGAACTGAAGACCCGAACTTCGATGATTTGGTATATGCTGGTCACGTTAAAACTATTCCAATCCAGGAGCTGAAGAGGATGGCTGGTGAGCAGTTTTCAGAAGAGCAGTACGCTAAGATTGCAAAGAAGTATCAAGGAAAATATGGAAACAATTCCGCCAACTACGGAAGGTCCACATACAACACTATCACTGGTAGAACTCAGTTTGGATACGACGAGTATCTAGTTGATGTCCTAGACTTTGAATACATCTCTGTAGATTGCGTGTTCTTTGAAGAAAAAGAGAACCGATTCGGCAACAAAGGCTTTTACTACAAGGGGTTTGACTACAAAGAGAAGCAGAACTCTGTATTTGAAAGAAAGCCTCACAAGATGGATATCAAGACCGTATACAAGGGGTCTTACGTGCTTGGAACAAAAGATTACCTCTTTAACTACGGTAGAGCAAAGAACGTTCCCAAGAACGTGCATGATATCTCTAAGGCCAGGATGTCTTACTCCGTTGTCGCTACTAACCTAAGGGACATGATGCCTAAGTCCATGGTTGACAGCTGCGTTGGATTTGCAGACATGCTTCAGATCACTCACCTGAAGATACAGCAGTCGATAGCAAAGGCTAAGCCTGATGGACTCATCATTGATATCGAAGGTCTAGAAAACGTGCAGCTTGGAAAGGGTGGCGAGCTGCAGCCTTTGGAGCTTCATGACATCTACGAGCAGACTGGTGTGTTTTACTACAGAAGCAAGAACCCAGAGGGCGGATTCCAAAACCCTCCAGTTCGTGAGATTGGAAACAGCATCAGAAACATAAACGAACTGATAAGGCTGTACAACCACTACCTCCAGATGATCCGAGACACAACGGGCATCAACGAGGCTATGGATGCTTCGTCCCCAAAGGGAGAAGCCTTGGTTGGTGTTCAGCAGCAAGCCATCAATGCTGGCAACAATGCTATCTACGACATCACGAACTCCGCCATGGTCCTTTACAAAAAGGTGTGCGAGGATATCGTCAAGTGTCTACAGATACTTCCAGAGGACTCGGTGATCTACTCAACATATCAGAATGCTGTGGGCAAGGAGAACATGAAGGTGCTCTCTTCTTTTAACGATCTACCCATGTACAACTTCGGTGTTCAGGTCGTCAAGGAGATGGAGGACGAAGACAAGGCCTACCTGGAACAAAACATCCAGGCTGCGATTGCTCAGAAAGAAATAGACCTGGAGGACGCTTTGGCTATACGAAACATGAAGGATATCAATCAGGCTGAACGGCTTCTGATTGTAAGACGAAAGAAAAGAATGCAGAAGGCTCAGGAGCAGCAGATGCAACAGATACAAGCTCAGGGCCAGCAACAGCAACAGGCTCAACAGATGGAGGCTCAATCAAAACAACAAGAGCTTCAGATGATGGCTCAGATTGAACAGCAGAAGATTCAGATGAAAGGTGAGATGGAGTTGCGGTTGGCCAAAGCCCAGCACACGTTCAACAAAGAGATTGAGATAATAAGAGCTGAAGCTATGGGGATAAAAATCTCTTCAGATAAAGACGTCAAAGTGGAGGTCGAGAAAATGAAGGACGACAGAAAGGACGACAGGGTTAAGAAGCAGGCTGTCGAGCAGAGCAAGTTAATATCTCAAAGGCAGGGTCAGAGAGGAGAACTCCAGGACGAAACAAAAGAAGACCCGCAAGACATAATGAGTGGACTACTAGATAAAATAATGAGATAAAATGAGCAGCGTAAATCTTGACGTAACAGGTGTTCTTGACATCACCGCAAAAAGAGGGGATACTTTCTCTCTTACTTTGACGCTTAAGGATTCATCAGGAACGGCTCTTACGCTTTCCACGTCTAACTACGAGTTTTACTTTGTTGTTACAGAGGTAAACAATAGAAAGTCTTCTAGATCTCCTCGAATTGTTTTGGCTAGCCCTAACATCTCTGGGGCTGTAAATACGTTTGAGTCTCCTTTGGTGGATGACAGCGGCAACGTTACGTTTACTGCTTCTTCTCAAACCATGAGTTCTATATCGTCAGGATCGTACTCTTACGAAATCCAATACAGGCTTCCAAGCAGCACGACTGTTGATACATACTCAACGGTGCTTAGAGGTTCATTTGCCCTTAACCGAAACATACTTGAAGCGGTTTCTTAATGTCGGTATCTGTATCAACATCGAATGACATACTCGTGTCTGTTAGCGTTTCTGGCTCAGTACAGACTTCGTTTTTTACGACTCAATCATCTGTGTCGGTTCGACCCTCAGATGTAAGTGCTGTACCCCTAACAATTAAGTCTTCACCATCCTCATTTGAAGTAACTGTAAAAAACCCTAGTTAAGATGAGACACTCATTGTTTATGCTTTGCTTGTTTCCACTGTTTGCCACAGCGCAGACAGGATGGGTAAACGTAGAGTTCCAGGCTGACGCCTACGGCGGTGAGAGCACGTGGGAAATCTATATGGTGGGTGCTGACAGCGTGTACGCTGCTAGCGGACCATTTGAGAACGCATCATACAACCAGCAACTCGTGGTACTTCCTGCTGGGGAGTACAATCTCGTGGTAAGCGATCAGTTTGGAGACGGTATCTGCTGTGAGTTTGGAGAGGGGTGGTTTGGCGTAGAGAATACGTGCGGTGTCAGTGCATTTGTGTATGACTTTGCTCAAGCTCAGATTACCATCCCGTTCGAAGTACTACCTTGCCCTCCACCCCTTGCAGACTGCATGGACCCTGAGGCCAACAACTACAACCCCCAAGCATATTTTGATGGAGAAAACTGCCAGTACGATGTGACCTTCAGGTTGGATCTTAATGGACCGCATCCGCCTGAGATAGACATTCCTG